GAACACGAGATAGTTTTCTACTTGCGTCATAATTAAGACCTGTAATTTCAAAACCCATACGAGGTAATGATGTTGCAAACTCTCTACTATTCAAATTTGCTTGTTGATCTAATCTAACTAAAAACTTTTCTTTAGGTGCATATGCAAGAGGTACTTTTATTCTACTAGTTACACCACCAGTAGCATTTTCTCTTTGAATAACTATGTTGTTAAACACTTGTCCAAATGCAACAATTAATTTTCTAAAACTTTGATTGTAAAATCTATTTCCTAACATTATAAACTATCCTCATCTCCGAATGGATTTCTTTCTGTAAAGTCTAGTATATCATCTAAAGTAGAAGAAGTATCAAATCCTGCTTCAGAATCTAAATCTGTATTAGAAGCATAAGATGATTGAGTTTGTATTGAGGATGCTGTAAATTCTTCACTCATTAAAAATTGTGGTTCACCTGTTGATAAATCTTCTTCTAGTCTTATTGATCCTTCACCATCTAAAGCAACTTGACCACTCTCTAAACTAAATTTGTAATTTAATTGATCTAGTGTGTACTTGTCTCCAGCACTATCAATAACATCTAAACCTGTATCAAGTTTCTCACTAGAATATTCCCAACGAGTTACTCTTAATTTATAAACTGGTAGTTGACCTAATGCAAAGAAAGGTTCCTGATCTTCAACAAACTGTATTTCAAAAAATGAGTTCATCAAAGGATAATAAATTATATCACCTTCGTTTGGTCTACCTGTAGCAATTAAACTATCTTTTAAACCAACGTGGTAATCCCAAGCTCTTTTAGACACCATAAATGTAGTGTCTTCTCTTATCTCTAAACCAAATTTTGAAACTATTTCTTGTTGACCTGCAAAGCCTTCGGTTGACTCTACATACATTTCTACCATCCAAGAGTCATCAAAACGAGAAGTCGTATCTTCTCCTAAGATCAAATCTCTATTGACTAGTGTTCTAGGTAGGTAATAAACATCGTGCCCATAAATTTTTAGGCCCTCTACAATTAAATCCTCGTAAAGTCTTTTCTCGTTTTGATTACCGATACCGTTGCCACCTTGAAAGTAATGATTAACTGGCATAGCATTATCCTATCATAAAGGCTGGGTTTAATTCAAATGTACTTCTTATTTCTGTTTCTAGTTTTTCTATATCAGCAAGCGCCTCAGAATATATTTGTTGTCCGTTTAAAGTTACGCCACCGACCATTGCAACACCATTAAATTTAGATAAGTTAGCGCCCCATTGTTTTTTAAATAAAGCAGTAGTATATCTTTTTAAATAAATGTCATTGAAAACATCTGTGTAAGTGTTTGGATCTAATCTTCTATAACATTCTATTACTATAAATTCATCTTCTTCTAAATCATTCTTCCAATCCATATCAATGTAAAGTCTATTGTCGTGTTGATTGAATCTCATAGGTTTTTCACCTACAAGTATATGATCTAAAAAATCTAAATGTCTTAATACAACATCATAGTTAACCATTGAAGTTGAAGAAAAATCATACAGATCATTTAATCTCATTTGGTATCTTACATCAAATAGATTCATATTACCTTTGTTTGTAATTGGAAAGATATTAATAATAGAAAGAATGGTCTCAGGTACTACAAGATAATTTTTATCTTCATACCAAGTTGTTGAAACACCTGTATCTTTTAAATCTGATTTAGTTTCGCTCTCGGTATTTAAACCAGTTAAACGAGTTTTGTCTTCAGCCGTTAATTTGTATTTTAAATATGTTCTTCTAATACCGTCATAGTGAAACTGTTGAAAATATTGTACAGCTTCATCTATTCTATCTTCTAATTGGTCATCATCAGCATTTATTTCAATCACTGGTTTACCCAATGCTCGTAATGCGTATTGCTTTAATGTTTCTCGTGTAGATGGTACAGCCATATAATTCCTCTTTGTTATTACTATTTATAAGAATTATTTAATGGTAGGAAAGAGATTATCAGCACAAAACAACTTTATATCATCTTCAGGTAACCCTAGTGATTGCATTGTTTTTGGTGTATGTGGATTCTTTTGTTGATTAATACAGTAATAATTTTGTGCATTTATGACATCTTCCTTAACAGAATCGTTATCATAATCACCTATCTTGTCAATATATGCGTTTAAGTTTGATAAACCCATTGTACATATTTGTTCTAATTCTTTTTCTTCTCTTACATTACCAGCAGCAATCATTCCTGGACTAAAGATATTCTTTGCCCAATCAGGCAATTCTCTTACCTTTGATGGTTTGTACCATTTGTTTTCTTCTATAAAATATTTTGTTAATGCGTGTTCTTTTTTAAGTAGTGGAGAGAAGTCGTGGAACGCACCAGTAACTTTACTCTTACCTGCAATAATATCAAAACCGTAAATAGGTCCACCATTTGTAGTAATAGGAAATAGACATATATGTGCCATCCATAATCCTTTAGATTCTCTAGCGTCAACTACATCAACGTGAGCTCTTCTAATACTTCTATTTTTCCAAGTACGATTTGTCCAGTTAGGATTATTAAATCTATCCATACCTGGTTCTTTGTACTCAATTAAATTCTTATCTAATACTTCTATTATTTGTTTTTCTAGTTTAATTAATCTTTCCCAGATCATTAATCTTTACCTTGAATGGTAGTTCCTTTGAAAGGATCGTTTTCTATATCTCTATTATCACTAGTAAATTCAAAAACTTCGTTTGTTAATACTAGAGGTTTACTGATTTCGTTCATCTCTTTAAATAAATTTGTAGCAGATTCAAAACAATACTCTACTTCACTTAACACATTAATTTTATATGTGTTCAAGTATTCATTTATAATTTCTTTTACAATTCTTTTGTACTCTTGTCCTTGACCATTAAAGTCATAAAATGATTTAACAGGTACTTTTTTAGAAATCATCTGACCACCAGATAGATCACCTAAGTGTCTAACATAGATATGTCCGTATAGTTTTTCTGGATCGTCTTTGATAGTTTCAATATGCTCAACATATTTTTTTGTACTAGGTGTGATTTCAGGATTGAAATCAAGTTCCCATAGTTTTTTGAAATCTCTATGTATATTTTCTGCTCTTTGTAGACCAGGTGTTTGTCTAAACAAGTCATTGTGCATTCCATACTTCTCTAGTACAGAATAACATTGTAACTGATTATACAAGTAGATAGCGTACAATTCTGGACGAATCGTACCACTCATTAGAATTTTTACAAATTCTTGTCGTTCAGCGTTTTGATGAATCTCTTTAGTGAGCTCTTTAATGTCATATGCCATAATATAAAACCAACAATGTAAAGTTAAGTATTAAACTTATCTAAACTTATTCGCCAGCTAAAGCGTCTGCTGTTGCCTTATCAGTTGCAATTTGAGCTATTCTATCAGTTTCTTGTTGTGCCTGAGCATCGGTTTCGTTTTTAGCGCCACCGAATACAACTACATTGCCATCTGAGTCTAAAGATAATCTCCAAGACTCAACATCTGCAATACCAGTTTTTTTAACTGCTTCACCTTTAGCAACTGCGTCATCACCTGTTACAGCATTAGCAGTAAAAGGTTCACCATTGTTATTAAAATAATAATCCATTTTTTATATTCCTTCTATTGTTAATTTTATGTAGTGGCGTCTATACCGTGTTTACCACCGTAGCAACTATCAGTATTACCGTAGTTACCCCACCAGTCAACTTGGCACATCATTGGATAACAAGTAGAACAGAATCCACCGTGTAGGAAATTTCTGGACTGTGTTAAACTATAATTACCTGTTTTATTAGTTACCATTGTTCCGGTTCCTCTAGCATTACCATCTTGTACAACAGTATTTCCATCATCAGCACCATACATAACTTCCGTTTGAGCTGTGTGATCTGAATCAGTTGGGTCAAATGTCCAAGCATATGTTCTCCAAGATTCACTATCTGTGTTATCAGAATATCCACCGTGGAATCCAGTTTTACCCCAAGCAAGGAAAGGATTTCCTCTACCTGATTTAGTCTGGTTAACACTTATGAACTTTCTAGGATTTTCTAAACTCATACACCAACCGTTAATACCAACTCCGTAGTAGTAGTAAGCACCATAAATCATTCCCCAAGTACCATCCCAAGTTGTATTAAACTTCGTGTACAAGTAAGCATCATTTTCAGCACTATAAGATGTTGTAGTTGAACCGTTGAAATCTTGCCAACCAATGTAAAGTCTAGCAGCAGCAGTAGTTCCTAATGATGTTCCGTTCTTACAGTTGTAAGCAGCATATCTCATACCGTTACCGTGTTTGTGTCCGAAACCAACCCACTCGTTATTACCAACTGCAACAGTCATATTTCTATTGTTGTTAGATGTCCAAGTGTCAGTAAAGTATTCAGTAGAAGTTAAGTTATCAAAGTAATCTTTGATTCTGTTAACTTGATTTAAACATACACTTGATTTGAAAATGTGAATTACTTTTGTAGTATTTGAACCTTCGTTATTAGAGTGAACCATAACAAGCATTTTGTTTTTCTCGTTATATCCAGTACCTGTAGCGTAAGCACTACTTGTAAGTAACATATGTGAAGTGTAATTATACCATTGAATTTGTCCACTAGAGTTATTTCCTGGATTCAATTCTCTCATAGTTTGTTGTCTATTTGTAAATAGTCTTCTAGGTCTGATACCTTCTGGTAAAACCATATTTAGTTTAGACCAAGCAGTTGTAAATTCAAATGAAGATGTCATTTGGTGATAAGAATGAAACGAAATAAATCCATCTTTTGAAGATGTGTAGTATTGTGCCCAAGGATATTGGTCACATTGGTACATAGATTTTAAGTAACAAGTCCAAGAAGTGTAAGATTGTGAAGTTAAGTTACAATGCGAAACATCTGTTGAGTGGTCACTATAATTGTATGAGTGTGAAGCGTCTCCTAACATACCGAAACGATAGTTAGTAGTTGAGTTACAAACGGCTGCCCAAGGCGAACCTACATTTTTGAAACCTGAATCGTAAATTCTGTAATTAACGTTGTGATTTTGGTCGGAGTTATCTCCCCAAATACCAAATAATGGAAGTCCTTCTTTTCGGTGATCTATTGATCCACCACTAGAACCGCCACCTAATAAGTTTGTTAAACTAGCCATTGATTTGTTCTCCTAAATTTTCTTTTAAATTATTTATATTAATTATTTTTTTCATTATTATTATGTTATAACCCATCCAATGAAAGAAGATGTTACATCTGGTGTAGTTTTGTAAACAAGTCTTAAACTTGCGTACTTAGCGTCACCGACAAGGTCTTCAGCCGCACCAGCAATATTGTTTCCGTTTCTAGCAATCGTTAAATTGTTAGTTTTCCATTGTCCGTATCCGTCAGCAATAATAACATAATCGTTATCAATTGGACTAGCAGGTAAAGTCATTGTAAAAGCAGAGTCAGTTGTGTTTGCAATGTAAGCAGCACCAGCCACAGCATTGAAACTAGCAGTTTTTGTTGTCCAAGATATTCCAGTTGCACTTGCCCAAATTGGATCTGAACTAGCACCTTGTGTTTGTAATACTTGACCAGCAGTACCGGCAGCAAGTCTTGCAACACCAGTAGAATCTCTATATAAGATATCCCCTTGTGTTGTTAATTGTGTTACATCTGCGCCTTTTTTGGCGATTAGTGTCCAATAGGTTGCATTTGAAGTAGCATTACCAGTTGAAGCTAAAATACAGATAAAACTCTGTCCGTCAAAAGTTACTATATCGTCAACTACATAAGATGTAGAAACATTGTAAGCACCTTGAAAGACTGGTTTAATTCTGCCTAAATTTATTGTTGCCATAATTCTAATTTTCCTTATTTCTATTTATATTTATATAAGTTTAACTCTCTATATATAAAAAATTTTTAATTTAATTCTACTTTCAAGTCTCCATTATCAACACTAAAAGTCAGTCCAGCACGCATAAAGAAACTATTAACAAATAGGTCTTCTTGGTTCTTCGTTTCTGCTCTTGTTTCTATATCGTCCACACCGTTAGTTTTAGTTATCTGTAATATACCTTTTATTTGAGGAGTAACTATGTTACCACCTGTATTTGTAAAATTACTTTCATAGTAGTATAACTCGCCTATTGCACTACCACCTACTAAACTTTGTGCTTTTTCAGGTATTACTATTGTTACTGTTGCGTCAGCAGTACCTATTGTACCTGAAGTAGTTACGCCTGTTGTATATTCAACGCCGCCTGATTTTGTTCCACCTTCGGTCGTTGAAAATTTGAAATCTGATTGTAATAAGTTAGAATTTGAAACATCAAAAACATATGTATTACCTTCATACATTTTAATTTTATTTCTTGGTCTAACAATGTGTGTAATTGTGTCTTCGTCATCACCACCATCAACGATTAGTGTTCCACCAATACCAACTACGAACATTTTTGTTCCGTCAGCACTAAATGAAAATCCTCTAGGTTCAATGCTACTTGTTCTAAAAGTTGCTGTTGAAGTTACTGCCTGAGTAGTAGAAATATCATAACCAGTTACTAGTGGATATTGATTAATTTCATTACCAGTTCCGCCTACTGTATAAACTTTATCGCCGTCATCATCAAAAGCAAGTGCTCTTACTTTGTCATCTTCAGCAGCAACTGAAAATGCGTCAACAAATGAAGCAGTTGAAAGATCGTAAGCAGTAGTTAATAGATATTCATTGATATCATTTCCATCATCACCAAGTACGAATAATAATTCTCCTGGGTTAACAGCACCTCTAGCAACTTTATTAAATTTTAAATCTACAGCATTAGCGTCTTCAGAAACTATTGATAATCTTCTTGTGAAAGTAGCAGTTGCAACATCATAAGCGCCTGAAAGAGCATATTCATTAATGTTACCAGCAGCAATAGTAGGTGAAGTTTCAAAAGCCGTTCCTGAGTTTTCAATAACAAACATTTTAGTACCGTCATTATTAAAAGTCATTGCAACAGGTCCTATACCGTCAGCAACAATACTTTTTTCTTTTTCGTAAGTTAGTGATGTAATAGTGTAAGCACTTGATAATGCGTATTGTATAATTCTTGCGTGATATTTGTCAACAGCATACATTTTTGTACCGTTGTTGTTAAAAGAAATACCTTTAATATCTGATAAACCTTTTTGAGCAGTAGTATAATTACCATCACTTTGAGTTTCACTACCATTTCTAACTAAAGATGTTGTAGTTTGATATACAGCAGTAGTAGCGTCAAAAGCAGTAGTTAAATTGTATTGATAGATACTGTCGTTTTTATTAACGCCAGTTATATCTTTAGTTATAACTTTTTTAATAGTTTGACTTGTTGTATCGGAATGAATACCGAAAGCATAGAAGTCATCTTTTTCTTTTCCTGTTACTGTGAACTGTGTAAGTGTACTCATAATTCTATTTATCCTTCTAAGCGACCTCTAGTAATTTCCAACCATTAGCTGAACCAGTATATACTAGTGTAAAGGCTGCGTGATTTGTTTCTGCTATCATATCTTCAGCAATGTTCATAATGTCGTGTGAATTTCTATCAATTGTTAATTTATTTACTGCAAAAGTACCTTCTAAATCTACAAAAGTAACTGCGTCACCAACTAATGGACTAGCAGGTAATTGTATTGTTGAAACAGCGGCAGCAGTATTAACTAAAAATCTTTGATTACTTTCTGCAACAGTTATAGTTGAACCATCGCCGACAATAGTTACATATGGCGTTCCACCACCTAAACCTGTCCAACTTGATCCGTTATAACCTTCCCAAGCAACTAGAGATGAATTGTATCTTAAAGCACCTGTGAATAATGCACCAGCAACAGGTCTTTGTGAAGTTGTTCCTGTTGGTGGAACCCAAGCGCCAGTTCCTGCCTTATCTCTTGTTAAATATCCTAAGATAGCGTTTTCAGTAGGTACTGCTGTGTTTGCATTACCACCTAATGTTTCGTCTGTACTAAATTCGTTAATAGCGGCACCTAATTCTGCACCGATAGATCCAAGTTTTAATTCACTTAATCCTGAAAGGTTAAAGGCGTCTGCGTTTAGTGTAGCAGTACCAGTTGCCTGTTCAATTTTAAATAGATCACCAACTCTAAAGTCACCTTGTTGGTCAGTAGATACCCAATAGATTCTACCACCATCATTTTCAATAATTTCATCAGCTGTATCGGGAGCCTGTAAAGGTGTTCCTGGATAATTTGTTTTTACGAAACCACCAGTACCAATATTTAAGAAATCGTGACCAGTTAAACGAATGTTTGAGAATCCACTAGATATATCTGTTGATATATCAGCTAATTTTGCCTTACTAGTTCCTATATCTTCCGTTAATCTGATTACTGCTGTTCCGGCTGATACATCTTCTTCGGATATTAATCCAACTCTATAATATTTTGTATCGCCTGCAATTTTAACATTTGAAGCAAGTTTAACTATACCAGTTGCATTTAAAGTTGTTGTTCCTGATTTAATTGCAAGTAAAGGTCCTCTTTGACCTTGTTGAGCAGGTGAACCAAATCCACTTGCCAATGTAATTTGGAATGTAGAAGAGTCTTCTTTAGTAACTGTACATACTTCACCGTCTGTAAAGTTACCAGTTATAGTTTCTATGTGTAAATTACTTAATGAAGTATTAAATCTGAATATTGTAGCAGTTGCGGCCGAAGTATTACCTGTTATTGTAGCAGCACCTTGTCCTTGTGTAGTAAGCATATTTTCAATATCTGACACAGTAGCACCACCGATATATCCAAGAGGATTATATCTTAACATTAAACCTCTAGTTTGAATATTTACATTTACTTCGTCTTCGTCTGTACCTTCTGCAACACAAGCCTGTTCTCCGTATGCGTGTGAACAGTTAAGTCCTCTAATGAACCCACCTGATTCAGCGTAAATTGCCTTTTCACAATAATAAATGAATACTGATACTGCCTCACAACGACCTTTCCCTAAGATGTGAATACCCATACCATCACTATTGATTTGAGTAAAGTCATTACCTAACATTGATTTGTAAGATGAAGCGTGAGTATTTTTGTGTAAGTTACCATCAATCTGCATACCACAAGCACCTGCATTTAATGATGTACAGTTTTGTATGTATGGTGATTGTGTTTTAATATTTCCACTAGGGTCTAATGACATAACTGCAGCCATTTGAACACCTTTTGGTATTATTCTTTCGCCTACATCATCAATTCTAAATCTTCCTTTTGAAAGAGTTACCCAATCACCTGTTGTTAATCCGTGATTTGAGTTTGTGTTAACTGTTATGTCTCCAGCTGCATAAGCATAATCGTAATTAGCAACTGTAATATTTGTTGATTCTGCACCTTCAGCAATAACATTACCACCACTTACATAAATGTGGGCAAGATCGTGTACTGCTGTTTGAACTGTAAATGCGTTAGCACTTGTTACTGTTGCCTGATATGTACCACCGGCAAGTTTCGTACCAATTAAACCTTGATATGTAAAGTTTCTAATATTGTTTTTGTCATTACATAGGAACATATTTGAAGCATTGTTATCTTCTAATGAACCAACTGTTAAAGTTATATCACCACTACCACCGATATTTGCTGATGCTAAAGTGATTACATCACCAACAGCAAATCCTGAACCACCGTGATATGTATTAATTTCAACTGCTGTATTGCCTCTAACTGTTATATTAAATACTGCACCTAGTCCAACATTTGGAACAGTTTGTGTTCCTTCAAGTGTACTGAAATCTATACCTGCTAATTTAACAGAATCAGTAGCTGATAATCCGTGAGAAGCAGTAGTTGTAATAGTTATGATACCAGTTGTATTATTGTAAACTGCATTTGATATTGTGAATTGTCCATAAGCAGCGTTAGTAGCTGTACCACCTCTAATATATGTGTGTACTAAACTTGATGTACCAATGTCAGCAGTAAAACTTGTTGAGTCTGGTGTACTTGCAACAACAAAAGGTTTCTCAACTTTACTAGCGTGAATATATTTGTATTCTCCGTTAGTTACACCACTTGATGGTTTGTTGGTTACTTTAACTGTTTTAATTTGTGTACCCGAACCAGTTGCAGGAGCTACTCTTGTATTTCTTAAAGTTTCTCCCATTACTGAAATACCTGGTCTAATTCTTAAAGGTAAAATTTCTGCGTAAGTTCCGTTTTTGATTCTTAAAATATCTCCAGAAACGGATTTAACATTCATTAATAGAGAAGCAGTAGCATTACCGATTAATGATCCATCAATATACAATTTGTCTCCAGGATTGTGATCGTGTGTACCGTTTTGAATATCTACATCAACAGAACCACCAGTTGTATCTACTCTAAAGAAAGCGTCAGCACCAGTAGCAGGATAAGTTTTTGCACCTACTGAACAAGTGTAATCTATTCCTCTTACTCTTATAAGATCATTAAGAGTTAATCCGTGAACACCTGAAGTTGTAACTGTAACAACACCTGTTGCGTTATTGTAAGGTGCATTTAAAATTGTTACATTTGTATTATCTGCTTTTTTAATTTGTCCACCACTAATATAAGTGTGTACATAAGTTGAAGTACCTAAATTAATTTCAAAACTTGTTGTGCTAACTACTGTACCAACTTTTAATTCTTTGTAAGCAATTGCCTTAACATCATTATAAACACTAGCAGTACCACCAGTACCACCAGATATATTTTCTACTTCTCTTATTGAATCTGTTTTTGCTTTTGTAGCAGCGTATTGAATTGTTTTGTAAGGTAATGATTCTGAACCTGGGTTATTATTATTACCACTTGGCGAAACCCATAAAATATTTTTACCTGAAATTCCACTCCATACAATATCTAAACCATCGTTAGTTAAAACACCACCAGGCATTCCTAATGGTAATCTTGCAACACCACCAGAACTTTCAAAAAGAATATCTCCACGAGTAGTTAATACAGCAGCAGTATCTCCTTGAGCAAGAATTGTCCAAACAGTTGCGTCTGAACCAGGTTCAACATCTACTTGTCTGTCTTTTAATTGAATATATGAGTTTGCTGAATATCTAACAACATCACCAACATAATAAGTAGCAGCGGCACTATATGTACCTCTCCATTTAAATCCTTCTACAACTATTTTCCAATAAGTTGCATTAACTGTACCGTCAGTTGCTGATGGATATTCGTTTGTAGCAGATAAGATACAAACATATGAATTACCACCGTACTGAACTGTGTCTCCAGTTTTGTATGCTGTTCCGTGAGAGTAAACACCAGTAGAATTAAAACCAGTAGTTACTACATCCCAATAAGAGTTGTCGGCAGGTGTATGACCTGTACCTTCTTCAGCATTAATAAACACATAAGAATATCCACCGTAAGTTACAACATCACCTTTTGAGTAAACTGTACTTGCGTTGTATGAATCTTCAAATTGTAATCCTTCAGAATAAATTGAAAAGTTTGCCTGTGCAAAATCATTAGCACTAGCACCTGAAGTGTGAGCAGTTGTACATCTGTATTGGTAAGAACCAAATTTTACGACATCATCTAGTCTGTAATATTGTGTAGTTGTCCAGTCACCTATAAATGCTAAACCTTCACTATAAAGTGTAAAGTTTGCTAAATCTATATTAATATCTCCACCTGAAGCTGAAGTGTGTTCAGTAGTGACTCTGTATGTTCTACCACCGTACTTAACTAGGTCGTTTAATCTGTATTGTGTTGAAGAAGCGTAATCACCTCTAAAAGTAATACCATCTGAATATTGTTCAAATTTAGAACTGTCTAATGTAAGACTTGAAGATGTATGAGCAGTAGTAACTCTATATTGTTTACCACCGTATGAAACTAGGTCATTTAATTTGTACCAAGTTGAATTTGCGTAAGCGCCTTTGAAGTAAAATGATTCTCCGTGTAGTTGCCAGTTAGTAGTATAAGCAGCTGGTGTAGTGTAAAATATGTTTTCGTTATTTGGTGATGTATGATTTGCTATAGCAACATATGAATTACCACCGTACTTAACGATATCGTCAATTACATATCCTGTATCAACAGCCCAATCACCTCTCCATTTAAATTTAAGTCGTCCTAGTTTAAAATCTGCCATTTGTTTCCCTTAATTACTCATTTCTATACTGCACTTTGGTAAGTTGTTGTTGATGAACTTCCTGTTGTGTCTTCAAAAGTAGCAAAATCGTCTGTACCTTCAGCTGATCTTGTTACTCCTGCGTTTGATCGTTTTACTAAATCTCCACTACTATTATTTATAAGGAAAGTAGTGGTAGGATTTTCTGAAAAGTTAATTTGTTGGTATCTATCACTATCATTATTGAAGTATCTTTTATCAATCTGACCACATACTATACTTAAACCAGTCTTTGGAATTAGTGTAAATGTAACTACTGTATTATTGACTAAAGTAAAGTCTGAATAAGGAGTTTGTTGAACACCATCTAAAAATAATGCAATTCTTGTTTCATTTAACACTGGTGTTCCTAGTGTAAATTGATACGCTGAACCATCACTTGTGAAATATTGTACATCAAACATCTCTAGTCTTTCATCAACATAGTCTGTTTCTGCTCTTCCTACGAAATCTGATTTACCATCTTCAAAATAGTTTGATACTTCAATTGTTTCATTACCTTTGTTAGGATTTACTGAAGATAGATATAACATACCATTTTTTGTTCTTCTAATTCCGTTAAAAGATTTCTGTTTTACTGAAGCAGCAGGTGTGTGAGATACTAGATATGCCATTTTATTCTATTTATATTCCTATGTTAATTCAAGGATACTTGCGTATGCCTCAACATCTACTGAAGACGAATCAGGATTAGCGTCAGCAACTATTCTTACTTTATCGTTACTTTCTAAATTTACTGGTTTGTCTAAAGTTAATGTATTGTTTGGTGGAACTTCTAAACTTTTACCTATGTGATAAAAAGTAGAACCTCCGTCAGTTGTAACTTTTACATTTACAGTTGCACTAGCAGTTGTACTCTTATTTGAAATATATAATGCGTGAATTACAGCTGTTGCACTTGCACCAGCGGTAAATAAATCACCAGCAGTTGTATCAACGACTGGAACTGTTATACCTGCATTTTTAAATGTACTTGCCATAATTAACTACCGAATACTATTGAAAACGCCAATGAGTCTCCTAGCATTGCTACATCTCCATCTGCGTCTGGAAAAGTTATTGTTCTATCTCCTGTAGGTTCTGCAGCCGTTAAAGTTGTTTCGTATGCGTTCTCTTGGTAACCTTCAAAAATTAAATTTGCACCGTTTAAAGTAATATCATTATCAGTTACGCCACCACCGTCTGTAACTGTTTGTAAATTTACGGCACCTGCACCACCAACTTCTTTAACAACACCACCAGATGTTTTAGTATAAAGTTTACCATCGGTAACATTCATCGCTAATTCGTGTGTTGCTAAAGCAGCAGCACCAGGAATCTGATTTGGTGTTTCGGATCTTTTTGGTTTAATTACAGTTGACATTATTTAACTAACTTTGAAATTTTTTTTATAAGTTTAGATTTAGATAATCTTCTATCTAATTCTACACCAAATTTTCTACCTAATTTTTCTAAATCTTTTTTAGATTTCTTTTTTAAATCTCTTAACGATACAGTTGTTTTTTCTATCTTAGGAACAAAAAAACCTGTAAACTTTTTCCATAAACTCATTAGAAAGTACCTCCATCAACAGTTACAATTTCAACATCACCTGAGGTTACTAGGAAATTTTCTGATTTAAATTTTGCAACACCTTTGTTTGAAGCAGTAGCGTCTTCTCCAACAATTTTAATTGTGTTAGCACTTGCAATAGTATTAATACCTTCTCCTGCTAAAAATTCTAAACTTTCTTCTAAATAAACTCTTCCTGCTGTAGAACTTTCATCTGTTATATTAATAAATGGATTTGCAAGTTTAGCTGTTTGAACTGTAGCATTATCTATCATAGAGTTTACTACGCCTAATGCCTTAATTCTTAATGCGTCTGAATTAACTTCAAGTGAAGAGTCATCTACTGCAACATCTAATCTGTTACCGTCTTTTGTTAAAGCATCCCCAGCATTAATTTGACCTGCACCAGAGAATTGAGATACATCTAAATTAGTTGTTCCAAAAGTAGGAGCACCTGTATGTGTAAATGTATAACCGTTATTAGCGTTTAAAGAACCTTCTTCAACAAATACAAAAGCACCACCACTTAATTCAGCTGGTTGATCTTCTGGTATTGATCTTGTCAATACAAAAGGATTTGAAATATCACCTGTAGTAGTTACAGTATAGATACCGTTTTCTGTACGAGTTGTTTGATCTTTAACTAAAATTCTATCGTTAACATTTCCTGCCTGTGTATCTAATACTAAAGCACCGTTTGCCGAAGCAGTTAATGTTGCACCAACACCAGCAGTACCATTTGAATAAGTTGCTGTTAAGTTAGCAGTTGTTGCAAGTTTACAAGATGGTTTAGTATCTAAACCTTGAGCAACTTGGTCAACATACTCTTTGTTTGCAAGTGAATTAGAAGTAAATCCTGCTCTATCTTCATAACCTGATGGTACAATTACTGTACCAGTACCGTGAGGTGTTAAATCAATATCTTTATTACTTGCTGTTGTAGTAATTGTTTGACCGTTAATTGTAATATCATCTACAACTAAAGAAGTTAATCCTGCAAGATCAGTTTGAGTAGCACCTAAAGTTAATGTAGATGAACCTAATATCGTTGTAGGATTTGCTAAGTTAGCGTTTGTAATTCCAGCAGAACCATCCAAGTTAGCATTTGTTAATGCTGTAGCAGTAACAGTTACAGTATTGTCTGTAACAGTTTGTGTCATACCACCTGTACCTAAGAAGTTTAATGTTTCTGAAGTATTGTAATTATCTGTACCTGTGTCACCTACTAAACTAATAAATTGATTAACAGTTACGAAATCTAAATTTCCTGTTCCGTCAGTTTTTAAGAACTGACCAGCAGTACCGTCGCCGTCAGGTAAAACAAAAGTTTTACTACCTGTTACTGCGTTAGGAGCTCTTAAACCAATAAAGTTTGTACCGTTATTAGTACCTTCGTTAAATCTTATTTCACCACCTTCCGTTAAGTGGTTTCCTACATTTATTGTATCTATTGCTAAGTTAGCGTCTGCTGTAAGTGATGAACTACCTGTTAGAGTACCATTCACGTGGTCTAACATATTTGTAAAATACTCACCTCCGATTACTGATACATTGTTTGCGTCACCATTACTGTCAACGCCACCTTCACCTATAAAAATTCTATCGCCAAGATTATTCTGAGCGCCTGTTCCGTATGTATAGGCTAATTCACCTAGTTTAAGTGTTGCTGGAGCGACTGTGGCCGCACTTCTTTTTATCTGTATTACTGTTGCCATATTTTCTCTCTAAAATGTTCCGCCGTTAAATGTTAAAGTTCCAGTAGTAGTAACAATTTCGGTTCTAGTTACGAACTTACCATCGCTGGATCTATATTGCAATAATGCACCATCATCTAAAGAAGAAACATCAACATCACCTAATAATTTTAATGAAAGAGAACTGTTTTGAAGAGCATTACCTGAAGGCAGGGTTACTGAAACTTTTTTGGGTCCGCTTCCAGTAGAAGCATTAATCCTTGCT